GGCCCCGTGACTGCAACACTCGACGCGATACTAACCGGCTGCGTAGGTGGAAAGAACACGCCTGTTACCGGAACATTGCCCGCAATTGATACGGGCTGCGTTGCGGGGAAGTTTGACACCGTGACACTGCCAAGTGCGCCGGTCAATGATACCGGAACAGGGCTAAGCCGCAATTCTGCATTTGTTAACGGCCCAGATACCGCTTGCACGGCGGGGAAGTTATCGACTGTCACACTACCGGCCACGCTACCCCCACTTTCGCCAATCATGGCCCGTGTTTTTGCTATTTCAATAGCCGTCTGGTTCGTTAGTTCCGTAAGGCGGCGCGCGAATATATCATCCATCTAAACCCGCCTCTAGCAAGCCCGCCAAGTCGCCGGGATCAACATTAACATCAACATCCGTATAGCTTTGCTGCACAAATGGCCGGTCATGCGGCTTATTACCCATCCCCCTTGCCGTGCGCGGATCGTAAAGCATTGATGGCACCACCGCGTATTGCGATTGCATCAACATAAACGAACGCGCCAATGCAGCACGGCTTTCAGGCAACATTGTAATCCCAAAGTTCGGCGCGATACGCATCGCCAGATACATCGAAACTACGTTAGTCACGTCGCGAGGAATCCCGCTTAATTCTGTCGGCAATCCGTTGCCGTAACCCGATTGGACATAGCCCAAAGTATTCCAAGGGTGTTCGTCCATCATCGCATTTAACTTGCGAAGGGCCGCACCAATTTCTTCCGCTGTCCGTTCAAACTCATACCCCGCCAACCCGCATTCCTCAAACGCCAGTTCAATGTAATGGCGCTTGGTATAGGACGGCGGAATGACGGGAATAGAGATTGTCACTTTTTGGCCTTGGCTTTCGTGGCCGTGGCGAAGTCGCTGAAACCATCGGCAGCAAGTTCACCGTCCGCATCGTCAACGATCATCGTTTCATATGTGACACCTTCAATCACAACATCACCATCAGGCGACGCGCGGTAAATCATTTTGGGGTATTCCATGATGGTTCCTTATAGAAGAGAGGGGGCTGTTACACCCCCTCAATCAGTTACGTCTGGTTGAACATTTGCACACCGGCAAGTTGTGGATTGACCAATGCCGTGCCGAAGTCGATGTCCCAACGTGCCTTGACACTCAGGTCGTTGACCTCACCCTGTCGAATATAGGTGATATTGATACCAAGGCCGGTTGTGGCCTGCAACACCTGCCAGCCGTCTTCCGCATTGACCGAGAACGAACCCGGCAACAGCAAGAGGCTTTCCTTCTTGAAGAAGGGGTGAAGCGATTCGGTAACAGTGTTCAACCAAGTGATTGCCGCCGTATTGGCAGGGGCCGCAGTCACGTTGCGATATTCCAGTTCGGGACGTGTTGCGCCCGTTCCTGAAATGATGGGAGGGTAAACGCGGATCGTGTTTGCCGCAGGCTTCCCGACAACGCGGAACGTCTGTAATGCTCCAGTATCGCCCTTGGTAATCATATGCACCGAGTTAACGCTCGCAAACGTGAACGCATCACCAACCTTGATGCCCGCATAGTTTGCCGATGTCACAACAATATCGGTATAGCGGTTGTCAAAGTTTGCACTTTCACCCGTTACGGCGGTCGTGGTGGCCTTTGGCGTTGTGAACTGTCCAGCGCCGTTGACAGTCGTTACACCGCCTGTTGCAGCCGCGATGCGAATTTCTTGGTCGTTCTTATAAACCTCAAAGCCCGCAACATCATGGCGAACCAGCGCGTTCTCATATGCATCCTTTGAACGCTTGGAATCTTCCGAACGGCCCGCAAGGTTGGCGGCGATACGGTTCATGGCCGATGGTGCATAGAACGCCATGCGGTCATTATTCGTCACCCCGATACGTGTCATGGCTTGGTCAAGTTCTGACAAATCGTCATAGCCAGTTGCAACACCCGTTCGCTTGCTAAAGATACCGCCCTGCAATGCCACCGTGTTAAACAGCGCAAGGTTCACATCCGAAGCAAGCTTCTGCTTTGCAGCATCACCCTTCTTCTTCAGCGACATTGTGTTGCGCAAATCCTTCGACGTGTATTTGACAGGCACCGACTTATGGAAGCCGATGCTTACAGGCACCGACAATTCAGTCGTGTCGCCAAAGTTGGCAGTCTGATCAAAGCCGTCGAAGCTGGTCGAAATCATTGGCGCGGGAATCCAAAACTGGTCACCCGCCCGATGTTCTTCTTGATCCGATAGGCCGTTCTGATAGAGTTCGGCACCCTTGGCGATGACAAGAAGGTCGTCGAAACCTTCAATCACATCATCGAACATAACCTGTTCTTGTTTGGTAAACGCATTTGGCATGATAAATCCTTACTTTGTTTTTGAAATTCGCCGTTTATAGGCGATCAACGCTGTCCGGTTCCCAGTGCGATCCGCTTCTTTTTCAAGCCGCACAAGTTCCTTGTCACTACCCGTTGCAAGTGAGACGTTGCCGCGCTCAATCTCTTCAGGCATAATTGCTTTGCGCCGTGTTTCCACTTTCATACTTCCTTCCAGTTTCACCACGGCTTTCAGCAACGCGATAGGATCATCAATCTTTGCCAGTTCAGCCAACTTATCGGGATATTTGGCAATCGCATAAACAAACGCAGCGGGGTTATCCGCTATTTCGATGATTGCGTTTTGGGCAGACAATGACAGCGCACCCTCAATCACCGTCTGTGCAGATTCGAAATCAGGAACCTTGAGTGCGGCCTTGCCGGTTTCAAAGTTCTCGTATTTAGCCTGCCTGCGTTCGGTTGCGATCCTGACACTTTCGTTCGCTGATTCATTTGCCTTTTCAACCTCAGCCTTGCGGCTATCCCATTCAGCCTTGGCGGCGTCGTAGCGGTCAACATCACCATCACAATCTTCCCAAAGGTCAGGCTTTGCCCCAAGTTCAACCTTTGGCGGTTGGACTGTGCGGCGTAGTTCCTGCAATTCCTTCGCTTGATTGCGAGTAACGGTGCGCAAATGTTTCACAAGTTCGGTGTCAGTTTCTAGCGAGGCTGGCGCTGCCTCTTCCCCAAGCGTTACGATTGTTTCCTCTTCGCCTTCATCTTGCGATTCCGAAACTTCATCAACCAATTCGATCAATTCAAGAACGTCTTGTTCGTCTGCCATATGTAACCCTATCTACTCACACCTTGCGGCGGTGCGGTTGCCGTGGCGCAAAAATAAACCACAGCTATCGGATTGCAAATTTTGCTTAGACCTCGTTACCCATGCGGATACGGGGGCGCTCAACCTTATTGTCATTCATGCTCTTGAGCGTCTCAATCACCTTAGCTTCATTCAACGCCACCTTGCTATCTGTTTCCGCAATGCGCGCCTTGTCGAGCTCCGCGCTGGCGTTCAACGCATTGGCTTGGCTTTCGGCAAGCGCGATATTTGGATCAGGAACAGCGTTCTGTTGCTGTTCGGCCTGCGCCTTGGCTTCGTCTTCGTTAGGCTGCACAAGGCCAATCTCTAGCCCCTTGCGACGTGCATATGCTTGCATATCGGACGTGCCTTCGCCCTCTTGATTCATGACAGCCGTGATAAGCGCGGCACGGGCAAGGTCTTGATCGCCCGCCTGCATCGCAACGCTAGCCGTATTCAGTGCAGACTTGACCGTCTTGTCACGTCGCGTCGCTGTGGCTTCGGTAACGCTTGCCATCACCTTGTAACGCCCACGGCTAAAGTCGTTCACAATCATGTTGCGGCCTTCTTTGGTCGTTACCATCTTAACCAGTTCCGCCGTGCCATCACCGCCGTCTTCGTCCATTGTCTCAACTTCGCGGCCCGGCTCGTAATAAACATCGCGCGCCATCGAAAGATATATCTCCCCTTCGCGTTGTGTCGATTGCCGGATATTATCGAGATAAATACCAGACTTGGCGTCAACGCGAACGGCGGCGATCTCCATAGCCTCAGCCGATGTGTTAGCCTTGACCTGCTCGCTTGTATCCTGTTGATCCTCAACCAAGTCTTGACCGGCGATCTGCAACAGTGCCGCCGTGACGGGTGCAAGCTGTGGCGGTGATACAGTCCCGATAGGCCCTGCGCTTACAATCTGCCCCGTTTGCGGATCGATCAACGGATTAACCAACGCATACGGCGCGCGGTCAACATTCTGCCTTGCCCATGCCGCCGCTAGGGCCGGGGGCATTTGTTCCGCCGCAAAGATTGGTATCTCGCGCGGCGCAAGGGCATCATGCTCTGCCAACTTGGATACCTTGGCATTGTAAAGTCGTTGCGAATCCATCTTAGGCTGGACGTAACCAGTAAACCGCTCAACCCCGTCAACATAATCACGCTTGCCGTAAACTGGGACAATCGGAATGCAATTTCCCGCGATGTGGCCTTGATCCTTTAAGACCTCGCAACCGCTCAACACATACTTGTGCACCCGCTTGCGCTTTTGGCGGCGCGTTACCTTAGTCCAACCCATTGCCAGCCGGTCAGATATGCCTTCCGCGTCAATTTCATCATCCCAAAGGCGAAGCGTTGCGCCGGTCAATTCCTGCGTGAATATGTGAAGGTTAGACGCAACGTCCTCAACTTCGTAATACTCGCACTTGCGCACAACCTCCGGCGTGAACCAATCATAGGTGTGCTTCAACAGACCTTGCGGCCATGATGACGCCTTGTCGGTATATTGATCTTCAAACGCTTCCCGCGTCATGCCGGTGATGACAAAGCAATACCGCGCGTCGCTCTTGTCATACGTTCGCGCGTTGTGATCGAAGAATACACATTGATCTGCGTCAACGATAATCATGGCAGGATTGATGCGTTGCGCGTCGCTATCCCTGTCCTCCGGATCAGCCCATTCGTTCGTTAGGCGATACGCACCAAATCCACCGGCCCGTGCTTCCGAATATGCATTGTCACGCGCTTGCTGCGCTTTGTATTCGTAGCTATCGGCACGGTGAAGCCCGTCGAGCGTCTCAGCCGTAGTGTCATCGCTATCACCACCCGCCGCGCGGAAGTCTGGCACCACCCTATTTTGCCGTGTGTCATTGTCAATCTTACGCAAACCCGCGCTAATCTTGTCAACCTCAAGGCGTGGCGCGTTTTCAAACATCGCCCCCCAGTCATCCTCCCACATCGCACCGGGCACCGTGACAAACCGACGCGCCTGCAATGCCAGATGTCGAATTTCAAGCTGTGGCATTACCGCTTCATTGAAACGACGCATAGCGCGAACGTGAACATCGCGCAGCTTATCGTCATCACGCGAAGGGGCTTCTAATGCGGTGTCATGCGTTTCCATGCCTAAAACCTATGCAATGCGCCGCAATCGGGCAAGTTTTGCTTGTTTAATGTCAACTATACGCATGGTCTTTAACCCCATTATCGACGGGCAAATGGCGTAACCATCTTGGGGACAGTCATGTTGACATCGCCGCGCGCTACCGCTTGATGGCCTAGCATTACCTCGGTCAACGCCCAAACCAGAGCATCAACGCGATCAGGCGAACCCTCACCCGCAAATCCACTTGCCGTCATCATCATCATTTGATCCTCAAGCGCAGACAAGCCGGGCATATGCGATATGCGGCCCTGTTCATACAATGCGCTGATAGGTTCGGCACGTATCGACTTGCCACGGCTGGCAGTAACCGACTTATAGGGCACAGACCTATCAGCCGACCGTATGACACTCTCAACCATTGCCCCGCCGTAATTGACCTCTGCCACGATCCTGTCTGCCTTGTGCATGTGATATGCCGTGATTGCCCGCCTTGCCCAACCATCAGGCGATAGAATGCAGCTTTCATCGGCCAAGACATAACCCCTTCCATCAACCCCTACGCCCGCCACAACTATGCCGACGGTATCACCTTCGTCATTGCCGTCAGTGCCGCTAGGATCGATTGCCACCACTACGCGACGCATATCTGGAACCTTGTCAACGCGCGATAGATCAACCATCGCCCGCGTCCACAATGCGCCGGGAAAGTCATCTAGTATCTCCGCTTCCAATTCTTGCCTCCCTAACCGCGTCCCCTCATATTTCTTGATAATATCAGTCATAAATGACGCCGCCAAGTTGCTAGCATTATCGCGAGTTGAACCCCGCGTGATGACGGTATTCGGATCAGCTATAATCTCTTTCAAAATAGGGATAGGGCGCGGCGTTGTCGTTATAAATGTGCGGGGATCATCACCACTACGAAGCGTAAATTGCAGCATATCCCACACCTCACGCGCGTAGCGATACTTCGCAAACTCATCTACCCATGCCGTATCAAATTCAGGCCCACGCAATTGATCAGGCTCAGTTGCGTTATACCCCAACGCCTCCGCACCATTAGGCCACACCAAGCGCACCGGCTTAAAGCGAACCTTGGGCATTTCATGCACAGGCGATATTTTCAAAAGACGAGGAACCATCACTTCCTCTAAATCCTTTTGGTTAGCCCCTATCAACGCGATACTACGCGCGCCACCTGCTATGCGTGATCTAACCCACTGCGCACCCGCCTCAGTCTTGCCAAAGCCGCGCCCTGCTAATGCAAGCCACGTCGTCCATTTACCTTCAGGCGGAAGTTGATTAGGTCTAGCCCAAAATGGCCAATGGTATTTAAGTGACGCCCTTGTCTCAGTGGACAGATTTGCCAGCGTCTCCGCTCTCTGCGCTTCGGGCAATAAGGCGATGTATTGAGCCGGTGAAATCATTTGCGTCGGCGGTGATATAAGCGTGGACAAGTGGATTTTCCTTATCTCCTGCAATTGTAGTAGGCAAAACCTTGCCGACCAACGTCATGAACGCCACTGGATTTTCTTCTGCCTGCCTGCGCAGATAATCAGAACCACCAACATCATGCAATGCGCCTAGGATCATACCCTTGACGTCCGATGACACCTTGTTCGGAGTGCCTTTTACACGCCCGCCAAAGCGCTGTCCCGGCTTCGCGCCGCGATTACTACTTTTACCTTCTGTAGTTTTGTCAGTCACGGCCATAGCCCATTGCACACACACGAAAATTGATTGCACTTACCGAACGCTTGAGACGCGGCGCGATGTCGCAATGCCTCATGCCCGATTGCGATAACTCTTTCAGCATTTTGTCCTCTTGTGCTGTCCATATTCTGCGTTGCGTTACTGACTGACCAGATTGCTTCAATGCGTGTTCAAGGCGGCGACTTTCGGTTTCCGATAATGCGCGCTGGCGGCTTACCGCGTCCAAGCTTGATACAATCACCGTCCAATTATCATCTTGACGCAACATAGGCTCATCCACCGTTTTATAGTGCGTTAGCCTACTCACTCACCCTTTGCAAGCACCGTCATATCAATCGACGCGGGGTCTGGTATGGCGCGGCGGAGCAGTGCAAGCACGTCACCTGTCCATATCATATCTTTCTCATACGCGAGCGCGTCCATAAGCGCCTCATACGGATCGGGAGCTGTCACTATGTAGCCAGCGGCCTCTAGTGTGGTAATGGCGGCAATTATTTCAATAGTACTGCCTAAATTGGCAACCTTGGTAATTGTTCTGTAATATGGATGATTGGCGAGCAACTTGAAGGCGGAAATATTACAATTCCAAAACCATTCTTCAGCAGATCGCACAACATCGCTATCGCCACACCAATTGCCATTTCTAAGCACCGCACAAATATCATCATCCTGAAGCCATTCAGGACGGCCCTTGCATGGTATTTCTGCACCCCATTTCATACTGCTTTCCAATCATCGGTTGGTGTTTTCGAGTGCATCGCAAGCCCGGGCGTTCCGTCTTTCTTGATGACGCGAACAAATGCCGTTCCAAGATCAGGTTTTAGCCAATCGCCGATGTTGCTAGCGAATACCGTGTCATCACGGCGCACTTCAATAACGCCTTCAACGCGCTTTTGTTTGCCACACACTCGACGCCATGGACCCTCGCCTATGTAAACATCTTCCATCCGCCAAACCCGCTCACCCTCGCGCGGGTGCATCGCAGCGTCGCTTATAGCCTTGCGTTGTGCGGCCATCAATCTGTTATGTAATACACGTTCACGCTCTATCTCAATATCGTAACCAGCCGACGCCAATGTGATAGCATCACGTCGGCGATCTTCCAATGCCTTGATCGTGGTTTGGCAGTCGGCAATCTGTTGTTCAATCGTCATTTGGGTTATCCCTCAGTTGTTCCATAATTATTGACACAGGGCCTGTCACGG